CCCTCGTGAGTTACCTCTCCGGCCAGCTTTCAGTTCCGGTGTTCGTTAAAGGAACGCGGAACGAGCGGCCTACCCCCGCGGTAGTCATTGAAAATTGGTCAACCACCGAGTTTACCTACCACAATGACGACTACGTGGGGCTATTCGATGACCCCGCCGACGGTGTGCAGAAAGAATACTACCGATTCTACTGGGGTATGCGCGTTGAACTGCTCATTCGTCACACTGACGACGTTGAGGGGGTTGGACTGGACGATGATGTCATTCGGAGTTTGCGATTGCTTCGAACCAAGCCAACTACCCTCCACGATCATACGCGAACTGTCTCACTCAGTAATGGTGGTGGAATCGACCACCAGTTTGTCGAAACCCCTGAAACCGAACTCAATCAGGCAGTGACCATCAATGGATTGCACGATCTGAAAATCGGTCCAGCAAACAGTCAGTACGAAACGCTCGAAGAAATCAAAAACGACATCACTTACACAGACTAACACATGGCAAACGAATACGGCAGCTACGACGAACCCGGAATTATCACCGAAGAGGTTTCGGATAATTCTTTCAGTAACACTACCGAAGCACCAACTGATGTTGGTGTTGTCGGGCAAGCAAACCTTTCTGCGGCAGAAACCCCAGCAGACCCCAACAAAGTCTACCAGATTACACGAGTTCGAACGGCTGAAAAGCTCTTTGGGCCACGAGAAACAAGCCTGCTGACGACCGCCCTCATCGATTTGCTGAACGAAGGTGCATCCCCGCTGTATGCAACCGCGCCAGAATCGATGGATGTGGTCGAAGAGGATCATTCGGACGAGACAACCACGTCGGTTACGCTCGATAACGAATCCCTATCCGAGAACACTGACGACATTACTGTTACCCTCGATGGGACAGTTCAAAATGTCACGGTGGTCTACGAGAACGCAAGCAACTTCAGCCCCAATGAAGGGGATGTCTTTCTCGACCCAGTTAATGGCGAACTCGAACTGTTCGAAGCGCCATCGGCCTCACTCGACGTGTCGTACACCCATTACGACTACGTAGCAGCACTCGATGCTATTCAGGCCAACCCCAGTGCAGCAGAGGCTATCGATTTCCTCCACGCTCTCTCGGAGACTGACACTGTTCAAGGCAAGGTCAAAAGCGTGGTTGACACGCTTTCGGGTGAGAAAAACTACTGCATCGCACTTCTCGCAGCCGGACTGGAAATCACCCCAATGGATTACGAGCAGATGTACGACTCGTCTCGTATTCAAGTTCTGTACTCCACTCGATTCGAAGATGGGAGTTCGGCACTGGCAGCCTATGCAGGCAAGCGGGCCGATCTCGGTCTTGATCAGACGGCAGTTGGAGCGCGACTCGAAACGAGGAAGCAGCTCTACACGAAGCTCGATAAGACTGCTCGCGGTAATCTGATCAACCAAAACGTCGTCCCACTGCAAAACACGGCGTCTGGACCAGTCATCAAGGACGACCCAACGGCTGTAATGCCAGACAACAGCGACGAGCAAAACATCGATTATGGCTTCAAACGGCTGGCACTCGACTACGTGTATGCCGTCGCCGAAGCCAACGAGCAACCATTCATTGGGCTACTCAACCGCCTGCCGGTTCGAAATGCGCTTGAGGAAATTATCAGTGATCAAATGGAGTCACTGCAAACGTCCAACATCGTTGAGGGATACGCGGTAAACGTCATCGAAGAGTCGGCAACACAAGCGCGTGTCGAACTCTCGGTTACTGCCCCAAGCCCACTTCGCTTCATCATCAACGATGTGAGCATCGGAAACTGATCTCGATAGTTCAAACAATTTATTCTACAGAGTTAAATCATGGCTAAGCAAACTCCTAACGGAATCGACCGCATCGAATCTGCCGCCAACATCAGCCTCGTTCTCACACAAGGCAGTACATCGAGTGACACCGATGAGGCAAAGGTGGCCGAAGTACCAATTTCCCGGCTCGACACCACCAAGGACATCGAAATCGAGGAAATCCGTGAGTCTTCGCTCAAGGCGACTGGCTACAGCATTACCGCGATCTCCTATTCGGGGACGATGATGTTCAAGGGCAGCACACTGACCCGCAAGTTCAGTAGCGGGCAGAGCATCAACGACGTGGTCTACGACAAAAACGGTGTTCCCGTGCCGGTTTCGATCACGATCACCCACGACATCAACGGCGAGCCGGAGAACTATCAGACGGTCCTCGTGACCAGTGACAGCTACGAGGTTCGAAGCGAGGAGGTCACTGAGACCGCCTTCGATTGGGTCGCCATGGACCGGACCAGCGACCAGCCGGATGAAGAGGAAGAAACTGACGGCGAAGAGCAGTAGAACAGTCCAATAACCACTTTTCAATACACCATTCATGACTGACAACACCCAAGTAGCCGAGAGCGACGATACCGAAGCCGAAGAACCCAGCGTTAACATCTCGAAACTCCGCGAGATGGCCCTTCGTGGCGACGAGTATCGTGAGTGTATCGAGGACTTCACGTACTACGGCCTGAGTGGCGACCTGTATGTTCGCCCGCTTACTGACCCCGAGTTCCTGCCGATTGCAGCATTCCTCGAAGATCGGCTGGACATCGACGCGGACGAAGCCCAAGAGATGCTGGAAGAAGAAAAAGACGAGGAGGAGGGGGCAATCGACCCCACGCAGTTCGATGAAGAGTTCGTCTACATCATGGCCCAAGCCGCGGTCAAAGGCATCGACCGAACACAGGGCATTGCAGCCGGTGAAACAGAAGAGGGAATCCGCGAAATCTTCGGGGTGGCCGGAGAAAACCAAGACGAAGGTATGGGTCTACAGGGCGGCAAAACCCTGTTCATCGCCGAGCGCGTTCTCTCCATTAGTTCAGACGCGGAGAGTGCGAAATCCTTTCGCCGAGACGGGGGCAGCGAGTAGCTTCGTTTTCCTACTCGAAGACTACGACATGGGGTTCCACGGGTCGGATTCACAACTCACACTGACGCCCCTACAGCGACAGATTATCGAAGCTGAAAAATCGAGACAAGCAGAACAGCAAGAAGAAAGAATGCCAGATGACGGGCCGTCCTCGAATCAACCCTCGCCATCTCGACCCCTCAACAGCAAAGGTTCTGCTGGGGGTGGCGGTAACAAAACCAGTCAGCAAGAAACTGTTCGCTACGTCAACACCAGCGAAAACCCAGATTACGATAGCTAATGTCAGTTGATATTAACCTCGACCTTGACGCCAAAGCGTTCTACGCTGAGTTAGCACAGGTCGAAACGCTCATGCGATCTATCGGGAAGGATCTCGATGGCATCGACTTTGGGACTGACATCGAGGGTATCAGCGGCGAGATTCAGAAACTCACGTCGGAACTCGAAGACGCCGAAGACCGGATGCAGCGCATCTCTCGTGAGATGAAAGAGAGTGCCGACGCATGGAATGACGTTGACGTTGGTGGCTCACCGCAGAACCCCAACAGTAAGCGCAGCGAAGACGGTGGGCCAAAAACCGGACCCCCCAACGGGGGCATCGGGTCGTCCGCTCGCGGTGATGGCCGGGGGTCAAACCCCGCAGCTATCGCACAAAGGATTCAAAATCGCTTCGGCCTGAAAGACGGAACGATCAACGCTGATACAATTCGGGGGATGACGATCAAAGAGGTCAACTCCGAAATTGCCGATTCGCTATTCGAGGAGCGCGGTGTTGGATACCCAGCCCGTAACTTCGGAGCCGGATGGAACGGCTTTGACGGGGTTGATATACTCAACTCCGACGGTCGGTTCCACAGCCCCCGCGATCCATCTGCGGGAATGTTATCAGCCAAGATCAGCCGCGGTCGTTCAGGCGGCGGTCGTGGAAAGGACATTCCGATGATGGATATGCGGAAAAATGCGAAGTTGTCGAAGGTCAGAAAGCGGATTGGAAACATCCGACGGGCGACCAATAAATTCGGCAGAGCCATTGCCCGCCTCAAGCCAGATATGACCTTCTGGTACGACATCTTGGCGGCCATGATTCCGATGCTGGCGGCATTCGCCGTTCACGCATTCGGTGTGGCAGCCGCGATGGGGGCACTCGCTGTCGCCGGAGCAGCAGTCGTCGGACTGGGCCTGATTGGCTACGGCGAGGACATGGACGCAGCGTGGCAAAACGCGACAAGCACGTTAGCTGACTTCAAGAAAGAACTATTCCAAGTCTTCCAACCATCGGCCCAGCAGCTTGCGTCGATCAGTGACGAGTTCTTCGATTTCGCACCCGAAGCAATGCGACCGATTGCGGAGTCGATTGCTGAACTCGCCGTGTTCGAAGACGCGATCTTCGCGGCATTCGAGGGTGGGAGTCAGTTTATCGCTGACTTTTTTACCAAGATTGCTGACTACGAGGGGATAATCACGCAGCTTGCGATGCGATTCGGCGACATCCTCGGAACGGAAATCATCGATCTGTTCATCTGGCTAACTCAAGAAGCATACGCGAATCAGGAAACGTTGATCGCACTAAGTAGAAGTGCCAAATACGTTGGTTTGGCGTTCTACGAGGTCGCACTCATGATTGCGAAGTTCGTTGCCACACTTGAGCCGTTGTGGGTACTGCTGTACAAGATGTCCACGCTGCTCGGTAACAAGTTCGCCGCTGCAATAATAATTGCTACGGCACTTCTACTCGGGTTGCTGTTCGTCTTCGCCAAAATTGCAATCGGTGCGATGAACCTGATGCTCGCCTTGCAAACACTTGGTATAGTCGGCAGTGCTTCAATCGCTGGGCTGGCGACCAGTGCTATGACGTGGTTAAGCGGAATGCAAGTCGCGATCATGAACACCATTCGGTCGCTGACGGCACTCAAGCTGGCGTTGATTTCAACCGGTGTTGGTGCGCTGCTCGTCGGTGGGGGGATGCTTCTCTCAGCCGCGTATAGCTCCGCTAACGAGTTTGACGGTCCAGACGATGGTGGCCCCTCGTGGTCCGGCGGAAGCGGTGGGAACGGCGGGAGCGGCGGGAGCGGCCCACCAACGTCTGCTGGCGGCAGTAGTAGTCCAAGCCCATCCAACAGTGGAACAACGAACAACTACTACAACTACGAGTTCAACAGCGGTGGCGGCGAGATGAACAACGACGAACAGCAGCGATGGCGGTCGCATCTCTCAGAAATGGAAAGTGAAAATAAGGCGGTCAACCCACCGAGTCCGGGTAATTCCGCCAGTACGTCTACAAGTTCGAGCGATGGTGGTAACTGATGGTCGGTGGACCGAACGAGCGATCATACGACACTGATATTCTCCGCGATCCGAACAAGTCACTTCCATTCGGGATGCAACCCAGCGAAGACAGTTGGGAGTTCTTCCCTGAATACTTCCCTGACCGTCTGCCTCAAACCAAAGACAAGAAGCTCAACCGCGAATCGGTGCAATGTGCTGGCGAAGACGTGACTATCGAGACGATCAAAAACCGAGAAGTCCACGTCAGCGGCGTCGTCCTCGCGTCGGAAATTGATATTTTCCAAACGCTAACTGACTACGACAAACCCATCGATCTCTACACCCCACTGCTGCCGTATGGTGGCATGGAGTGTATTATCAAAAACACCGAAATCGACGCCAACCCCGATGGCTTTGACGCGTATTTCCGCCAGTGGCGGTTCTCCTACACGATTGATCTCGTGAGTACCGGCTACGACGAATACGACACGGGCGACAACGAGATTGTTAGCGCAATCATTGACGAGTAACAAATGAGATGTCAAAGTATGTGGACTATCCGGTGGCCCGAGGTTGCCGGAACAAACGGGCCGTTGGAGCTTACCCCACGTAATCTCACGTTTAAATCCGAAAACC